TATGTGAACTTCAGTTTGTTTGATAATATTCCTTATAGAAGAATTAAAAAAGCAGTATTCAACTTAGGTGGTATGGTAACAAAGTATCTTAGATTTTATTCTGTACTACCAGATATGGATAAGAAGGAGTTTGAAAAGCATATGGAAAGAGTAAGAAAACTTGCTAAGAGTTTAAATCCTAACAAAAAGAAAAAAATAAGTTGGTGGGCATAATGAACTTTAATAGCTTTTGGCTCTATCTCGTGCTGATACTATTGATGCCTTTCTTTTGGCTCATGATGTTGGTGGATAAATGGCAAAGATTGACTGGAAAAAGAAGATAGTCCACTGCCTGTCTAGGCTGTTGGATATCATGGACTGGTGCTGGGTAGCGATATTCAGGATCGGATGTACATTCATCTTTGTTTGGCTATTTTACATAATCACGATGTCCATGTGGGGCACCTTTGACAGGAATGGGCCCAGTGAATTCTACAATCAACACATATACGAACTTCTTCCGAGAGTAAATAATACTAATCCGCCAGACACACTGGATTACGAGGATGAGGATTGGGAAGATGAAGACGAAGAACTTGATTAGAGAATTTTTAAAAGCAGAAGCAAAACATCAATACGACAAGGCAAGGAAACTATATAATAAGATAACAAAGAAGAGTTTGAAGGGAAAATCAACCAATGTTATCAGATAATGTATCAACCTTTTGACAGTCACCAACAACGCCATGCCCATGCACTGAAGTTCCTGAATCTGTTGTATGAGTTTGACGACTTCATGGAAAGCATCAGACAGGTTGCTGATGTCGGAGCAGGCGTAGGACTGGATACTGAATGGTGGGCCACCAGAACCACCAGAGGTGATAATCCAGAACCGTTGGACATCAAGGTCACGGCTGTCGTGGATAAAGTGGACAAGGCCAAACAATATCAACACAAGAATGTGTTATGGCAAGAAGGCTCTGTGGATGACACACAATGCCCACCTGCACATTATGATTTGATATGGTGCCATGATCAGTTTCAGTATGCACTCAATCCTTTGCAGAGTTTGAAAAATCTGAACTCATTGGCATTCAAGGATTCCATGTTATGCCTCACAGTGCCTACCACAACCAATCTACAATATTACAAACATAAATTTATTTCCATTGGCTATTACAATCACACACTGCCTTCACTGATCAGGATGTTGGCAGTCAACGGATGGGATTGCAAGGATGCATATTTCAAAAAGGATATCAATGAGCCATACATTCATTGTGCAGTGTACAAGAGTGCAGTGGAGCCATTGAATCCAGCAACCACGGGTTGGTATGAATTGGCAGATGCAGGACTACTCAGTCAATCCATGGAGAAGTCCATTGACAGGTATGGATATCTCAGACAGGAAGACCTGATCACAATGTGGCTAGATAAATCATTGCAGGACTTTACCCACCACTAAATATCCATATGCAAAACATTCCCATATATGTGGGCTATGACACTCGTGAAGATGTGGCCTGGCAAGTAGCCAAACATTCGGCAGTCAGGCGTAATTCTAAAGCCAAAGTTATTCCATTGAAACTAGATGACCTTAGAGAAAAAGGTTGGTACAAAAGAGACAAAGACAAGCTGGGTTCCACTGAGTTTACATTCTCAAGATTCCTGGTACCTGAACTACAAAACTTTCAGGGCTGGGCCATGTTCTGTGATTGTGATGTGGTGTTCCTGGAGGATCCTGCAAAACTGTTTCAACAGGTGGACGACAAGTATGCCATCATGTGTGCCAAGCACGACTACACACCCAAGGAAGGCACCAAGATGGATGGACAGACACAGACGGTGTATCCAAGAAAGAATTGGTCATCAGTGATGTTGTTCAACTGTGGACATCCTTCCAACAAGTCGCTGACCACGGAACTGGTCAATGATCCAGCAACCACAGGCAAGTATCTGCACAGATACTCATGGTTGAAGGACGAGGAGATTGGAGAGATATCACACGAATGGAATTGGTTGGTGGGTTGGTACAGAGAGCCCACTGATGGTAAGCCTAAATTATTACACTACACAGAAGGAGGTCCTTGGTTTGAAAACTATCGTCATTGTGCATACGGAGATGTATGGAAGAATGAATTGTTCAACATGATGAGTGGCCTGCCCAATGATTGAGTGCATAAACCGTAAGATACAAGAAAGAGAACCCAAACACAACATGAATACCATGGCCACCAATTTTGCCAAGGGTTGTGGAGGCAAGATCATGTCATGGGAAGAAGCCAAGAAAACTGACAACACCAAGATGATCTGGGGTGCAGGCATGATATCAGCAGTCAAGCAGTGTTGGGAAAGGAACATTGACTTTTATTACATCGACAATGGATACCTGGGCATGAACACTTCCAAGAAGTTATGGTTCAGGATCATCAAGAATCATTCACATGATATCAGACCCATCATACTCAGACCAGCAAACAGGCTTGACAGAATCAGAAACATAACCATCAAGCCCAGGGTCAAGCAAGGTAGCAGAATAATCATAGCACCACCGTCACCCAAATCATTTGGATTGTTTGACATTGATCAGACAGCCTGGATTGACAACACCATAAAGAATTTAAGACAGTACACCGACAGGCCCTATGATATCAGACTCAAAAGAAACAGGCAAGAACGCATCAAGGAAGATACACTGGAAGAAGATTTGGCCAATGACTGCCATTGTTTGATCACATACAATTCAGTGGCCGCAGTGGAATCCGTGATGAACGGAGTACCTGCTATCACACTTGGGCCCAATGCGGCCAATCATGTGTCCAGTCGCAAACTTTCAGAAGTCAATGATTTACATTTCCCCACGGACCAAGAACGCATTGAGTGGTTAAGACATCTGAGTTATTCACAGTTCACACATGGTGAAATGAAGGATGGCACCGCAATGGATATACTGTGCAACTGATATTGAACAGAGCCGAAGCGGCACTGGCAGTGGCCACATACATCGTATCCAGAAGAATTGCTCGCAGGGGATGGAGAAACAAAGGCGAACGCAAGACATACAGGGAATGGAACAATAACCTTGATGGCTTCAGATCAATGAAGACAGATGATCTCCGAGAATTGATTGAAATGAGAGTGCAGGAAGATGTCAAGCAATCCATGAATTATATCCGCGATATCATTAAAAAAGAAAGGGTCAAATGTAAAAACTGGGTGTTGGATAATTGGGGATTGATCGTGATGCAGTTGGGCAATGGCGATACCAAGAAAGGTAGACACAAGATACTGGAGTTCGTGGAGAAATACAAAGTACAGTCATGGGTGAGGTCATTTGGACTCGATGTGGACAGACAGGCCACATTCAAATTGATAGATCAAAATCCCAATGTTGAAAAAGACTGTGTGATCAGAAACATCATAGACAATGACAAGTTTATCAAAAACAAACTGATCAATAATTTTCCTTTTTGGTTTATAGACACAGGTTACACCAATTTTATTACCAGAGGCAAGAAGACATGGCACAGAATAGTCAGGAACCATGTACATGAAGCACCCAACACCAGGATATATCCTGCAGACAGATTGGGTGTGTTTGAAACATTTCCTGTGCCCTGGCGTGATTCGCCCAACGGACAGATCTGGGTGTTGCCACCATCTCACTATGTGATGGATCTTGAAAGCAACAAACAAAAAAGATGGTTGACACAGACTGTGTCACAACTTAAAAAATTAACCACCAGAGAAGTCGTGGTACGAGAAAAACTGGACACCAAGGTAAGATCAAGCCTATATTTGGATTTACTGGAACATGATGTCTACTGTGTGATATGTCATTCATCCACAGCGGCCATTGAAGCCATCTGGGCAGGTGTGCCTGTGATCAACACAGGAAAACACATATCCAATCAGGTGACGAAAAGCTCACTGAATGATATCGATAATTTGTACATGGGTGACATAGGCAACTGGTTATGTAGATTGAGCTATTCACAGTATAGAACATCTGAGATATATGATGGCACTGCCTGGCAGTTGATCAAGGAGTACAATATTGTTTGACCTAGCAGTGTATTATTCCTGTTTACCCAGGATCGCAGACAGGGACCGCAAGGTACAGGTCATGAAAGCATTTGCAGATGGTGGCAAAAACATAGGCATGAAAGTGTGTGAACAAATGGTACAACAAGTGGTACCTGCCAGGCTGTCAGTGATTATAGGTTGGTATGGCAAGGTGTTCAAGGGTCCACACATACATCTGAGAAAAGCAGTGATAGACAATGCCATTGCCACAGGCAATCATGTCATGCCCATAGATGGTTCCTGTTTTAAATGGGCAGATGTCAACTCACAGTTCCTGAGATATTCATTGAATGGTGTGTGGTATGATCAATCCGAATATGCCAACAATCTATCAGATCATACAAAATGGAAAACCGTGTCCAGAACATTAGGACTTCGCATGAAGCCATACAGGCAACATGATGGTGAATACATATTGATATGTTTACAAAGAGATGGAGGATGGAACATGAAAGACGCCAACCTACAGGATTGGTGTAGGATGACGGTCAAAAGAATCAGAGATATCACAGACAGGCCCATATTGATCAGGGAACATCCTAAATTTAAAATGGATCTGGGCAGGGTGCTCAAGTTCCAGGATACCTATGTATCCAAAGGAACCACACTCAAACAGGATTGTGAAAAGGCTCATGCCGCGGTATTCTTTAATAGCTCGAGTTCAGTTGCCGCGGTGTTGGAAGGGATACCTGTGTTTGTGACAGACACGGACGCAGTGACCTACAAGGTAGCCAACACGGATCTAACAAAGATTGAAAAGCCAGATATGCCTGACAGGAAACAATGGATATATGATTTGGCCGCCTGTCATTGGACGGACGAAGAAAGCCGTAATGGAGATATTGTTCGTAAGTTCCAGAAGTTTATGTAGCCCAACCAAATATGTAATCGTTGCGAACTTTGTCCAGTTGCCTGACACCAAACGATCTCAGGAGCATGACTGCTTCTCCATCATCCACATGACCCACATCCTTGTGAAACTTTTGTTCAATCACAATCACAGGCTTGAATTTTTTGATGGTTTGTTCAGCACCTTGTAATATGTTCAGCTCATAGCCTTCACAGTCTATCTTGATGTAGTCCAGTTTGTTGATTTCAAGATCATCCAACTTGTACATGGGTATGGTACCCTGTCCCAATGAGTCTATGTCCACATGGCTATGTCCTGTGTTTTCTTCTGTGATGATCATGGATATTTTTGTGTTGTCGTTGCCCAGTGCAAATGGTTTGATCTGTAAATTTTCAGTAGGCACATTCTTTTGCAAACATTCTCTGAAGTCTGCCACTGGTTCAATGGCCCATACTGTTTCGAACTGGTCACATAGATCCCTGGACCATAGTCCTACATTGGCACCACAGTCTATGGCAAACTTTGTGTCCTTGACATACTGAAATGATTTTTTCCTGACAGGTTCCTGGTACACGGGTTGATTGCCCTTGGCAATGTTCTTGTCCAGCATCTCAGCAAAGTGAGTGTCATAGTCTGGAAAGTACCAACCGTGTTTGTTATACATACCTGAAGTTCACTGTGGAGGCATTCACACGCCATTCAGTGGCACCATTTTTCAAATGAAAGTTTCTGGCCATATTGGTCTTGGGTGACAGTGTGACATGACCCATTCCTGGGTGCATCAACCTCATGGACTCCAATGCTGAACTGATGATATCTCTGCCTGCTCCCTTGGCTTTGCCATTGGACCACACTGTGTAATAAACCACATGATCAGGATTCTTTGGTATTTTGTACAACTGTTTTTCTGTTTTAGGCACGCCTTCGGTCAATGCAGTACAGACTACTGCTAGTGGTGGATCAGCATACTTCTGCATAGCATCCAGTGATGCCCAAGCAGTCATGTGATCCCTGACTCTCATTTCCAAGGGTATCTTAGGTCTCACAGGATCTCCCTCCATCCAATGCAACCTCTTTTTGTCTATTCTAATCAGTAACATTTTTTCTTATCCTTTTCCAGTATTTGTTATCATGATGTGTGGCAATGTCTAATGCGTCAGAGTGTCCTTGATCCTTTCGCTTGCCTTTCATGTGATCCATGTATTCACCTAATGGGGAATTGATAAAAGGATGACCAGCAAACCCTTTGAGATCGGGTTTGGGGTTAAGGTTATAAAACTTGATATCAGGCATTTGTTTCTTTAGGTGTCCCCACACATATGAGTCGTGCCACTCTGGCAAGTTAAATATAGCATCTTTTTCGTACAAGTCAACGAATCTGGTTATAAATCTTTGTGCATTGCCTCGCCTGAGATTGTATGCTACCCAACCACACTCAGGATGATATCTTTCACCCCTGCCCAGATATGTGATGTCTTGATCTTCAACACACACCTTTGACATGAAGTTCTCAGGAGTCTGGGTATGGCACAGTGTGTCTGCATCAACCCATATCAGCCAATCAGCTTGATTGTATTCCTGGAATGCCATCTTGGTGGCAAAAACTTTCCAGCAGAACCTTACTGCGTCCCAACGAAACTGTTTGTTGGGCTTGTACACATCGGGCGGTCCTGCCCTGCCATGTGCCATGTCATTGTTCTTGTGCCTGTTTAAAAAATCCTGCAGTTCCTTGCAATCACCTGGTATGTTCCTTACTGAAACATTTACTGCCAGGTCTGGTACACAGTCTTCTGCATACACCGTGAGCTTGATGTTGTAGCCCAATAATCTTTGTGCAAAGGTCTCAATCATGGTAGCACCATACTTGAGATATCCTGCCTGATTGAAAGTTGTGATCAGTTGATATTGCATAGTAAATAATTATGACATATGAAAACACTCAGTTACTTTCCACGCCAGGCGGCCATGAATTCCAAACCCGTCATGGGAGCCTTTATTGAATCTGCCAAAAAACACTTTGACATAGTGCAGGATTCCATGGATGCGGATGTGGCCATTATTTGGTCTTGTTTATGGGCAGGCCGTATGCGAGCCAACCAGGCAGTGTATCGCCATTACAGGAATCAAGGCAAGCCCGTGATCATCATTGAAGTAGGTGCTCTCAAAAGAAACATCACCTGGAAGATTGCAGTCAATCATATCACAACCGAAGGTGGACTGGGTTGGACCAAAAACCTGGACCAGGACCGACCTGCAAAACTGGACATCAGGTTAGGCAAGCCTTCCACAGGAGAACGCATATTGGTATGTGCCCAACACACAGATTCATTGCAATTAGAATCACTGGGCATAACATATGAACATTGGTTACAAGCCATGATTAACTGTGTGTATAACCACATAGGTAGGCCCATAGTGTTGAGACAACATCCAAGATGTGCCCTGAATCCTGATCACTTTGCCCTGGTAGATGAATTCCAGGTGCCACAAAAACTGTCTGGCACATATGATGATTTTGACTTTACCACTGACTATTATGGTGTGGTAAACTTCTCATCAGGACCAGGCATACAGGCCGCCATTGCAGGCACACCTGTGATAGTGGATCAGATGTCTCTGGCACACGAAGTCAGCAATCATTATGAGGACAAGCAACTGAAAACATTTGATCGTGAACATTGGCTAATTAAACTGTGTCACACCGAATACACAGTGGATGAAATACAACAAGGTACCTGGTACCCAAGGCTGGAGCAATGGCTAAAAAATACCTAAGAAAAAACAGACCAGGAGACATTGATGTTGGCTGTGTGATACATTCCAATGGATATGATTTTGAATATGTGTTGAAGCTGGAAAGGAATTTACGAAATAACTTTACCTGTCCTATCAACTTCCATGTATGGACAGAAGCACACAGGGAAGGTGTGCCCGCGAGAATGTACAGGCATGATCTAGCAGACTTAAATGTGGCAGGACCCAAAAAGTCCTGGTGGTACAAGATGCAACTGTTCAACAACAAATCATTCAAAGGCACATTGTATTATTTTGATCTGGATGTGATCATATGGGGTAACCTGGACTGGATGTTGAACCTTGATCCTTCAAGATTCTGGGCCGTCAGAGATTTCAGATACCTATGGCGTAAACACAAATGGCAGTTCAACTCTTCCATCATGAAAGTAAGCACAGGTTCATACCATCACCTGTGGAAAAAGTTCCTGGATTCCAAGGATCATTGGATGCGTCAGTATCATGGTGATCAGGACTTTTTAAACAAGGAAGTTGATCCCAAGGACAAGGATTACCTGCCCACGGATAAAATAAAGTCATATCGTTGGGAAGTGTGCAAGGGAGGCATAGACTTTACCACCAGAGCATATCCCAATGCAGGCCAACCCAGGGATCACATACTGAATCCTTGTTCGGTGATAGTGTTCCATGGCAAACCCAATCCACATGAAATAAAGGACGATCCAGAGATACTTAAGAAGTGGTAAATACAAATAAAGTTTCAACATAAGGAGATCAATATAATGGCTAACAGAACTTTTAGGCAATACGGTCAGGCTTACGCCGCGTCGGGGGATGTGTCTGTTGTGGTACAGGTTGCTAGTGCAACCGTGTTCAATGGTGCAGTATCTGATTCAAGCACGGTAAGGAGTGGCCAGCCCACCACGGAAAATTTATTATACTCGTTCACAATGGACGAATCTGTAATAGGCGTAAAACAGGTATCAATCGCAGTCACTGGCGGAGAACTATGTTTTGGCCCAACAAAATACAATGGTTTTAAGGAAACAAGATTTAAGCATTCAGACTTTACTGCAAACACCACAATCGCCGAAGATGGCACATTGAATACTGCGTCACAACAATGGATCGCAGGTCAGTTGCAGGCACAGTTATCCACATCGGATTACGACACATTAATGGCAGGCAACGGCACAAGATCTTTAAAAGATGCCATCAATGCCGCTAACCTCATTGGATTAGACTGGGACAACTATGGATGGTTCGAAAATGATGAAAGAAGAGCCAATCAGAAAATAAATGGTTCTGCCATCTCTGCTGATCCAAATGACATTGGTTGGTGGCCAATTCTGAGTGATGGAGACATACTGACATATGATTGGAACATATCTGAGTATGATTCTACCAAGAATTACATCGCAGAAATATCATAAACTACCTTAAAACTGAAACTTTAAATGCCCCCTTGTGGGGCATTTTTTTTGGCCGTTTTTGGTTGACTTACTGCTAAAAGATGTTATTATAAAGTAACAAAGGAGCAGAAATGACATTTAGACCCATTTCAAAACACATAACAAACAAATTGAATATCTTTGACGAAGACTATCGTGAACTGATGCATTACATCAAACTTGAGTGTCAATCATTACAGATGCAGGGTAGTATTGATATCGAAAAGGATGCCAAGATGATAATCCAAGGATTCCTGGATAACTATCATTCATGGGTACTCCGAGAGTCGAAGATTACAGATTACAAACCAGATATCACAGTAGAAAAGATACAAGCACATCTATTTGATGAGTTTGTGAAACAAATTTAATGGAGAACAAGTAATGAAGCAATTAGAAATGTTTAATATAGCAGACATAGTGTTAGGTGCTCTGCATTTTGAAATGCCTGAAGCAGGTTATCATTGTTGGTATAAAACAGACGAAGAATCAGGATATTGTTATTTGCAAGATTCCAATGGCCCAAACGACACATTCGTGGCCTATGATGCTGACAAGGACAAGCACATAGTCATAGGTAGAGAACATATTACACATTTAGATATACTGAAAGGAGTGTACACAAATGCCAATGCCTAAGAAAAAACCAGATTATTTTAGAATGTTAAAAGCATACACTGTTCAGGAAATAGCAGAACAGTTATGGGAAATAGCAGATTCAGAAGATCCCAGAGATGAAATACAAGCACTAGCCAAGGATCTTGAAGAACACAAGGATACAAAGCTGGAGTTGGAATATGGCGAAAGCTAAGATACTGACACACCCAAGATTTTATCAACAGAGGATCACCAATGCTAGTATCGACTCCTTGGACCTGGTACAATATGAATTCCAGAAACGAGGCATCAACTTCATGCAGGAGGATCTTGATTCCATATTTGAATTCATATATCTGAAAGCAGAGGAGACACTGAGCAAATGAGAGTACTAGAAAATACCACAATGACATTCCAGGAAGTGCTGGATCTCAATCCCAAGGGTGCCTACATCTATAACATCATGTTTGAGGACAACCAATCATTTTATATTGGCATGACACTGGGTGATGTTCGTGCAAGATTCAAAACACATCTGGCCAAATGGCATGGTGACAAGAAGTATCCAGACAGGCCCAACTGCCAGGAAATCTTTGTTGAAGTGCAATCACAGAAGAAAAATTATAAATGCACAGGTAGACAAACACATGGATTCACGATGTGCAGGCTTCATTTCCAGTCATATGGCATAGACTTTGCTCTCATGAATGCTGAAGTCAAACTGCAAAGGTTTTCCATGGACAAACTGGATCCATATGGTACGGATCTGGAGCCTGGGTCAGAATGGCCCATGACCAACAAGTTTATGTTGGAGGTAGAAGAAAACCTGGAAATAGATCAAAGCATTCCTTTGGCCAATGATCAGACCGTGCATCTTACAGAAAAAATATTACAAAAATTAGGCAAAAAAGTGGTCAACTTTGGTTGACTTTGGTCATATGTGTGCTATACTATAATTAAGAAGAGTCATTAACATTACATGAAAGGCGGGAATAATGACAAAACTTACAAAAAAAGATCATGCTAGAATAGAGCAGATAGCAGAAAGATTTACAATATTGGACGACATGACCAAGGCCGCGATAGAAGGCAAGGTTAGAGCCATGATAGTTTCTGGACCTCCGGGTGTGGGCAAGTCTTATGGCGTGGAACAACAGGTACAAAAGTATTCAATGTTCGACAGGATTGCAGGTCAGCCTTTGAAGTCTGATGTGGTCAAAGGTTCTACATCGGCTGTTGGTTTGTATTCTCAACTGTACAAATATTCTGATCCAAACTGTGTGTTGGTATTTGATGATTGTGATTCTATATTACTTGATGATGTTTGTTTGAACCTCTTAAAGGGTGCATTGGACTCTGGTGATAAAAGAAAGATATCATGGTTATCTGATTCCAACTATCTTAGGAAAGAAGGTATTCCTGATCAGTTTGATTTCAAGGGTACTGTGATTTTTATTACAAACTTAAAGTTTGATCAGGTCAAGAGCAAGAAGTTAGCTGACCATTTGGATGCATTACAATCCAGATGTCATTACATTGATCTTACACTGGACACTGAAAGAGACAAGTTTCTTAGGATCAAGCAGATTGCTGATTCGGGTGCATTGTTTGGCAAATATAATTTCTCCAAAAAGGAACAGGATGATATCGTAGACTTTATGGAGTCTAACACCAAGCACTTGAGAGAATTGAGCCTGAGAATGGCTCTTAAGATTGCTGATCTAACAAGGGTTAGTAACACTAACTGGAAAGGTCTTGCCAAGGCAACTTGTATGAGACCCAACAGGGGTATTTAGGTCATTAATTATCTAAATACCGAATATTTAGCTCAATAATAATATTTGGGCTAAATAACCTATGTAGGTTCAGGTTCCCGCACCTAAATTGACTCTCCTGGGCCTACACTTCTTTAAGGGTGTACAGACACATTTAGTTTATATAGTGTCGCAGAATTTTTTTAAAGTACATACTTTTCGAACAAATTATCCACTTGCTTTCGCGGTACCATCCCATATATAATATATGAATGCGAGAATGTATACTAGAAGTTAAAGATGAAGTAAATGTCAAGGTCCACAATCTGGAACTGGAACATCGCAGAGCACTTTCACAGAAATTCAAATATGAAATACCTGGTGCCAGGTATATGCCAGCAGTCAGACTGGGTCGCTGGGATGGCACTGTGTCATTTTTTCACCTGGGTGGTTCCACATACATCAACCTGTTGGAACAGATAGTGCCCATGTTGGAAGAGTGGAACTATGACATTGAGGTAAATGATCGCAGGGATTACAGACGCAAGTTTGAATTTGATGAGGTCAACAAAGATTCGTACAAACACATTGAATGGCCTCCGGGACACCCTGCAGAAGGTCAGCCCATAGAACTAAGAGACTATCAGGTGGATGTAATCAACAAGTTTGTCAACAACAAGCATAGCCTACAAGAGGTGGCTACAGGCGCAGGAAAAACACTTATAACCGCCGTTTTATCACAGAAAGTAGAAGCATATGGCAGAAGCATTGTGATAGTGCCCAACAAATCATTGGTCAGACAAACAGAAGCAGACTATGTCAACATGGGACTGGATGTGGGTGTGTATTTTGGTGACAGGAAAGAGTTTGGCAAAACACATACCATTTGCACATGGCAATCATTGAACATACTGCTGAAAGGCACCAGGGCCAAGGAAGTGGACATCACCATAGGTGAGTTTTTACAGGATGTGGAATGTGTGATAGTGGATGAAGTACACATGGCCAAGGCAGATGCACTCAAGGCTCTGCTCACAGGACCCATGAGCCACATACCCATCAGATGGGGATTGACAGGTACCATACCCAAGGAGGAGTTTGAATTTATGTCACTCAAGTGTTCCATTGGTGATGTGATCAACAGGATGTCAGCATCTGAACTACAAGAGAAGGGTGTGTTGGCCAACTGCCATGTAAACATAGTTCAGTTACAGGACTACAAGGAATACAGAGATTACCAATCAGAATTAAAATATCTTACTTCAAACGAAGAACGCATGAAGTACATAGCCAGATTGATTGGTTCCGTGAGACAGTCTGGTAATACTTTGATACTAGTTGATAGAATTAGTGCAGGAAAGTTATTGACAAAACATATTAAAGATAGTACATTTATAAGTGGAGGTACAAAAACAGATGAAAGGAAAGCCAATTACGACTCAGTTAGCACAAGTGACCAAATTGTTCTTGTTTGCACCTATGGTGTTGCTAGTGTTGGGATCAATATCCCTCGTATTTTCAATCTTATCTTGGTTGAACCGGGTAAGTCGTTTGTCCGTGTTATTCAATCTATTGGAAGAGGCATACGGAAAGCTGAGGATAAAGATTTTGTGCAAATTTGGGATATAACATCCACCTGTAAGTTTGCGAAGAGACATTTAACCAAAAGGAAACACTTCTACAGGGAAGCCAAGTATCCTTTTACCATTGAAAAAACGGAGTGGGAAAATTGAGAATACTGACACTAGAGAACGAAAAGTATGAACTAGATGTATTGCCTGAAGAAATAGAAGACATGAGATTTACGATACTGGACAACTCCGACAATCAAAATCCAGACTATATGTGGATACCATTGATATTCTTGGAGTCATACAACTCACCTGCATTGGTATTGGAAGTAGGTGAGCACAAGATCAAGATGCCCGTGGGTTGGCAAATACTCATTGGTGAACCAGGAATTGGGGATTTGGAAGTGCTACCTCTTACTTCGATAAATGATAGAGGTTTCAAGGCATTTCAGTTTAATCCCCTAACGGATTTCAGGCCCACATTCTTGCCTGTGAAAATAGCAGATGTGTATCAGGATGTGTCCTGGTATTCTCCCAAGCTCAAGAATGGACAGATACTGTGTGTGCCCATTGAAGACAAAAAGAATCCACAGTGTGTATATTTTGTAAAAGATATTTCAAGATCGTCCGAGATAGTGTTTTATGATAAAGTTTTTTAAGGACGCGATAATCATGATAGCACACATAGGATTTTGGTTACTGATGTTTAAGTGTTCGGCATATATCATATGAGTTCAGATCCATTGCACATATCCAATGAAATGAAAGCCTTTGATCGCAAGGACAGGGCATACTATGACAAGTTCACGGACGAACAAAAGAAAAAGTTTTCCATGTACCTGATGCTGAGATATGGTGCATCATGCACTGGTCCTGCAGAGTTACAGGCATATTATTTGATGGCCTGCAATCAAAGATTGAACAAACATTTCTTTGACATCAACAGACACACTAAATTACAATGGCTGTGTGCAACCACCGTGAGTCCCAACATGGGCAACAAGTTTCACTACTGGTTGGCACACAAGAAAAAGGAAGGTCCTTCATCCAAACTGAGAAAGTGGGTCAAGTCACACTGGCCACATCTCAAGGAAGATGAAATAGACACAT